TAACTGTTCGATAGCAGTCATATCAGATGTTGTCACAGCGTTGTCAGGAGACTTCATAGGAAAGCTAAACACCACTGTTGTATCTGGCTTCATCACACAAGGCTCATTTGGTATGCCACGGTCCTTCAGAAAGTTTGTAAGCGGGTCTTTAATGTCACCACGGACAGTACGAATGTAGTAAGGTGAGTGACGAGCATGGATACCACTAGCAGAATCAACAAGTTGGGAGACAGTGCCAGAAGGCTTGACGCAAGTGATAGCAGTAGCAACAGGGATACCAAGACGTTCAGCCCATTCAGCATTAGTAGTAATAGCGACATTTCTAAGATGCTCCAGTGTTTTGTCTAATCCACCGTTCTTGATGGTCATTAGAGGATTGTCCATGATACCTGTGAGGCTAACCCCCAACAGACGCTCTTCTTCTGTATTGTCTTTCCACTCCTTAGATAGGTATGGGAAGTGTGTGTAGGTACTTTGTACTGTACCCAAGATGGTAGCAAGTTTTACCTTACGCTCTAGGTCTTCTACTGTATCCGTTGCACGGACTACGCACTCCGTTAGGTTACAAAACTGCGAATCACGGAGGATGATTTCCGAACATGGATTCGTGCCAAAGTCAAGGTCTGATTTACGGCGTCCGTTCTTTGATGCCTGTACCTTAGCTGCTTCCCGATTGAAGATACCACGTTCACCACTTCCACTTTCCACTAGGGCTTGCCACTCACGCATGAAAGAGATGCTGTCGGGCTTCTCAGTATAGCTCACAGAGTTGTTAGCCAAAGCTCGTTGTGGGTTGTTCTCCCACCATGCACCTGACTTAGCGTGACGCATACGGTCATCTGACAAGTTAGACAGAGAGATCATAGCTGAACGGCGTACACCACCTACAACAACAACTTCACCAATCTTACACATGATGTCGTGACATTCGATAGAGGATAGCTTACGTCCTGTAGAACCCTTGAATGTGTGAACGACAAAGTTGAACAAGTCAATTAGAGGCGCTGGGCCAGAGGCACGACCACCGAAGGTCTTTAGTCTAGCCCCTGCTGGACGAACCTTAGATATATCCCACTTGGGAACTTCACCGCTGTACAACAAAGCAATAAGCTGACGTAGAGCTTTGGCCCAACCCTCTTTGCTATCTTTAACCACGATTGTTGTGTCGCTGTTAAACATTTGATCTGGCACTTCTGGTAGCTTGTTGATGTACTGACGCTCAACTGAGAACCCTACACCTGTACCACATAACAAGATAAACATAGCTTGGTCGAAGCTCTTGATGTTCTTAACTGCCAGATAACTACAGTTATACATAGCAGTATTGTCACGGAGGGCTGCTGGACCAGCGGTCATAAGAGAGCGCATGGATGGCATAACGTCAAGCGATAGGATAGCTTGCTCAATCTGACGAATGTAACTGTCGTCTCCTGCCACAGGCTGTACGATGTTCTCCATGTAACGGGCTACTGTTTCCTCCCATGTCTCACGGCGTCCCTCTTTGTCCAGCCATCGTGCATAACGTGACTTGTGAATGAAAGACTGGTAGTCTGTTGGTAGTGTATTGCTCATTTACCGCGCCCTCGCATTGTTTTATCTTCATCTAACCAGACCATACGGTCAATGTCTTCTCGGCTAATGCCAATGTCCTTTAGCTCTCTGTCGGACAGTCGGTTCAGTATCTTGACTGCTTGTCGGTGTTCTGACCACATCACACAGTATCGCATGAACCTAACGACAATATTGTTTACCCATCTCTTCTTCATCGGTTGTCTCCTGAACCCTTAATAACACCACGTCTGGCTCTATCGTTTAACTTATCCATATTTACTTCCATGACCTCTGGTAGGTTACTGTAGAAGTAATTAGCCAAGGCTGTCGTATAGAATAGAACGTCACCTAACTCCTTGATGATATCTTTCTGATTAACCTTCGTATTGTCACGGAGGTACTTCTTTACCTTCTCAGCTACTTCTCCAGCCTCACCCACGAGACCTAAGGCATTTTCCACTAGACGGGTCTCACCCTTTGTCGTGATCTTACCTTCAACCCAGTAGGAATACTCCATCGGTGTCACGTTTACGATGCTAAAGGCATCAATATCTTCTTGCGTAATCATATTGCTCTCCCGTAGAACTCTGTCTGTTTACTGGTGTCTTTGGCTATATCGAACAGATACCAAGCGCAGTTGTCTTTACCTACGCTCTTACTATCCTCAATCCATTTGACCCTACCAATGCTAACTACCTTGACACAATAGGTCATCAAGATAGCTGACTGTTTAGTGTGCATCCAATCGGCATCAAAGAGTAGCCATGTTGGACACATCTGCATCCACCCTTCGATAAATGGGTGCAGGAGTTTTCTATCCCAAGGTGGGTTGGTGATACATAAGTCAGCACCACCGAAAGCCATATACAACTCCAAGAAGTCTTGCTCACCCATGTTAATGGAATCATGTAAGCAAACCCTTGGGTCTCTAGGCTCAATGTCACAAGCAAAGATACACTCACTATGACCATCTGTAAGACTGTCTATGTGGTCTATCAAACGCCCATCTCCCGCACAAGGCTCGTAGTAGTCAAACGAATAAGGCAAGTGCGGGATCAGAGGCTCAACTGCTGCCCTTGGTGTTGGGTAGTAATCCCTTGGTATTCTGTCAAAGTCACTACGTTTCCCCATACATAGCCTTTAGTCGTGACTGGGAGATAAACTCTGGATCGTACATGCCGTTCTCCACCTCCCGTTTAACAACTATGCCTGACCACCACTCTTTGTTGGCTTGCCCTGCCCAACCTTCTGCTGCACCTTTGTAGCACCCCGCAACAAGACCGATAACTCCGTTAGGGTGTGAAGAGTCCTTAAACTTAAGATCACGTTTATGGCTATGACCACAAGTAGAACTATGATGCCTGTGAGCCAGTAGTGCATTAGCATGGTGCATACCAGACATAGCAGACCCAAAGTTACCACTACTAAAGAAGTGAGCATACGAGACGCCATCGTAATCAGCAATCGCTGGCGCGGAGTGTTCATACTCGTGGTACTCATCGAACCATCTGTCCGTCTGGAGATGCCCGAAAGATATGCCGTACTTTGATCCTTCGAGTCTTGGGTCGTGCTTAATAGCTTTCTTAATTCTGTTTTCATGGTTTCCCTCAAATCCTATGTAAGTTGGACGTTTTCTCTTGTGGTGTCTAAACTTCCATCGGATGCGTTCTTGTGCATCATTGTACTGCTCGATGTCTGCCTCATAACTCTGACTGACGATTGCCTCTGGGTAACGAGTGTCAAATGTATTTAATGACCGCATGTCAGCGCCATCACCCAAGTCAACGACATAATCAGGTTTAAGGTCATACAAAAACTCCCCTAACCAATTAAACCTCTCGTTACTCACAGTCGGATCAACGTGAGCGCATGAGAAGACTACGACTGTCTTACCTGCCATTATGTTTCCTTTATCCATTCCTCTGGGATTAACTTGTCTGCATAGATGTAACCGTGTTTGTCACACCAATCAGCATAACTTGTCTTTGAACCTTTACTTATCTTACCCTTAGAATTAGAGAAGACAAACCGTATGTCAAGTTTAGGAAACTGTCGTTGTACTAACAGATGCTTCTTTCTGTCGGCAGCTACGAACCGTCCTTTGGATTCTACGATGATACCGTTGGGGAGTTCAAAGTCAGGTGTGTAGGTTCTAATCTCGTTAACCTCATACTTGATCTTGAACTCCTCATACTTGAACGGCACACCAAGGCTCTTTAGTTGCTCTGAGATACGATCCTCTAGTCCAGACCGATACCCGTGTTTTATACCCCTCGCATTACTTTTCTTCACAGAATATACCACACTCAAAGTCATATCCCTTTAACTTATTACCCTTGGCATCTGGAGGTAAATCTTTAAGCATTATCCTTTCTCCCTTATAGTAGACTAGCTTTGCGCCTATGTCAGTTGATTGCTCCTGCCTAGACAGGAAGACTTCTGGGAAGGTTTCCCTAACTAGGTTCCAGTAAGTAGCTGAACTAGCCTTCACACACCCAATACAGTTAGCATTAGGATAACCCAGAGAGTAGATTAACGGCAGCATTATGCCCCCATCCTGGATTACACGAAAGCAGTCTTCTTTGGTAAACCCTGCATCTATCAAGGGTGTCAGTAAGGTATCTCGTTCAGTCAACCTAAAACGATCCGCACGTTTGACCTCCTCTTCGGTAAATCCCAGTACAGTGTAGTCAGGCTTGTTTACCTCCTCCCACTCTTGTCGGGCCTTCTTCTTAAGTTCTAGTGTGCAAGGAGCGCCCATTGGCCCTGACATGAACCGACGATCTTCCCAAACATCCTCACAAGATTGATCTGGATACTTAGACCTAGTTGCAAACTCTATAGGAAAATCTAGCCAATTCTCAACATCTTTTAGGAACCTCTGGTTATCAGGGTGTTCCTCCTTGATAGGATTATTAACAACACTGATCTTATTAGTGTCGCCATATAAATCTAAAGTCAGCTTTGCGGCTACGGCTGATGCGGCTCCACACGAGAACCAAACTGCAATGTGCTTACCTTCTATTTTGGAGGTATCCATACTTCACCTACTTCCCGTCTGAGCCAAAGCAATCTGGCGTTTTCCACTACTCTGTTTACATCACCCTCGTATGCCTCTACGCAAACATCCCAAAGCTCCTCCTCTGTACTAAGCCCCTTAAGCATCTTCTCCGCAGTCTTAGGCCCAATTCCAAACACACCCTTAATGTTATCTGCGACATCACCCGTTAGGATTTGTTTGTAGAAGAACTTAAGGCCTGCAAACTCGGAGACTGTAGCCCACTTGCCCGTGGTTATATTGAAGTGACGACAAGGTATTTGGAGCATATCCTTGTCTACAGAAGCTACAATGGTAGTAGGGCCGCACCTAGTTGCCTCCATTGCGATTAGATCATCGGCTTCTTCGCCATCACTAACTATAGCATTAAAGTTATCTACTAGATATTCCCTTGCTTTAGGCAGATCAACTGGCTTAGGGCTCTGCTTTCTGACTTCTTTATAGGGGTAGGACTTAGCTACTTTATATCTAAAGTTCCCAGAGCCAGTTAGGTAAACTTGGTATGACCCACTCTCTGGAGACCTTACGGTTTTATCAATGATAAACTTCATATTTTTATCTATGTGACGAGCTATTTTATCATTGCCAGCCGCCCAGAACTTGTAACCCTCTACAAACTTTTCGTGGTGCTCTTGTTTGTATTTGTAGAGCTTTAAGTCTGTTGAGAAAGCCACGACCTCTTTAAAGTAATTACTCTCTAAAGAGGCCGCTGCCTTATAAGCCACAATGTCTCCATCAATTAAGACTTTGCCGCTTTCCATTAAAACCCTCCAAACACCATTTGACCATCATCCTTTTCAAAGGCAACATCTTCCACATAAGTAAAACCGATAGACCTAGTGAAATCTCCATATGCTTGACCTAAGCTGTAAAGATCGTCTATGTCACTTCTGACCATAGTTATACTACCAGTAAAACCATCTTCCTCTTTATCGTTGTTTACAGTCATTATGAGTTCCATTAGAAAACACTCCGATCATCTGCGATGCTTTCATAGACCAAATGTTCAACAACAGAGACCTTTTCAAGTTGGGTGATCTTTCCTTCCCAAACATCTAGCTTTGCGATAACCTTTGACCCATTGCCAATGAGGCCATCGGTTTCCCAGTTCCAAGGTACATGATCTTCCCCAACCTTCTTGAACATTGCGGGTGGCCCAACAACCACTCCCTGTTCTCCCGTATCCAGATTCTTAAACTTAGGGTTGAAGTGTGGTCGAGTCGCTTTGTAGAACATACGACCTTCTTTATTTGTTTTAAATAGTTGAGCCTGTAGACCTTTGTTTGGAACACCATCAGAAATCATCTTTTTCTTGGTTTCCTCTGTGAGCATTAGGTTGGCAACATATATCCCTTGCTTTGCTTGAATATTGGCTGCAAAGTCAGAGCCATCATTTGGCCCCATGTCACGATCTTCCTCCCGGAGTTTAGCCCACTCAATTTCACACTCTACTACTACTGTCTTTCCCATTTGAATTTCCTCTCATTCGGGTGTCCGTACTATATTATATAGACCCATTTCGCATTTCCACAACCAAAAATATTATTTATTTAGTGTATGTCTGCGTAGGTCTTGCCAAACTGTACATCAGTACCTAATGGTACATTCAGCTTTACGTTGTCGTTCAGTTTAACTGCTGCTTTGTGCATTATCTTCTCTACATCACACTCTTCTCCCCCCTTAACAAGAGCAATAATCTCGTCGTGAAACTGCCCAATAGATTTAATTCCCTCAGCCCTACATAGCGACACCCAAGTGTCAAAACAGAACACTCCCGTACTTTGATTGAGTGTACTGAAACGATCCTTGTCGCTGCGTAAACTATACCAGAAGCCTGACACTGGGTTCTTAAGCCACATACCACCAAATAGCTCACGAACCCGTAGGTTCTTTGCCACCCGCTCAATAGCCCAGTTACGAGACCAGAACGCCTCCAGTAGCGTCTTAGCCTCACCCTTGGTCATACCTGTCTCACGGGCCAGCTTAGGCGCTCCTACACCGTATGTAGCACTGTAGTTAACCACCTTGTAATTCTTACGGAGGGCTTTGAGTGAAAGCTCTCCAGAATTGTGCTTGTCGATGTCACCTTGGGTAATAACACCAGCGTGTAGAGCCAAGTCTAAGTGTGGGTCAAAACCTTCACGGCTCATGGCCTCAACATAGTCAGGGTCTAGTGGTTTCATATAGTGTCGTTTGGTTGTGTCCTCTAGTGATGTCATATCAGCACCAGCTAACACATAACCATCAGGACACGTCAGACACCCACGGATAACATCACCGTATGGCTTATCTACACCCGGTAGATTGACCAGAGGTCGGTAGTGTCT